ACCGCCAAGCCGTATGTAAGATGCTTTAGTTGCTCTGTGGTACAATTTCTTGTGCTAATTGTTATCATCTTTCAGTTCTCCTTTCGCGTCGTACTTATATATTTGATATTCTATCAAGTCAAGCGTAAGTTTGGCAGCTCCACAAATAGCATTATAGGCACAATCTTCGCAAAATAGCTCCGCACATTCCGGTGTAGTATAAATACTCTCTGTTAGCTGCTTCGATAGTCCCAACAACACTTGCAGTTTCTTTCGTATCATAGTTTTATCCACCTTTCGATGAGTTTATCTGTTGTTATATCTGATTTTCCTTTCGCGTTTTTTCTCGACGGCTTTTCGCACGTCTCGGTGGAAGCCAACCTCGTCTATTGCTTTCGCGCGCTGCTTACTCTCAAGCAATTTTGTCAGCTTGTATCTCATGTACCTTTGGCATGTACTGTGACAAGTCTCGCGCTCGTTTGCGTACCTGTCCGGGCAGTTCTGCGGGCATGGACCCAGATGCTGCGTCATTCTTTCAGCACCACCTTTTGCGTTTGCGGTTCCGCCGTCCACTTTTCCACATCTACGCCGATCTGGCGCAGCTTGTAAAGCAAAATAAATTCGGCGTTATCCTGCATATCGTAGTGTTTGAGCAATTCCGCCCGATGCACCGCCACGCAGTCCCAAACGCGGCGGAGGCGGTCGGCGCCGAAACCAAACTCTTCGTGCAATGCCCAAAGCAGCATGGCACAGATTTCGGCCGAAAATTTTTCATCAAGCTCATGCACCTGCCTCGCTATTTCCGCTTTCAATGCCGCTTCTTCCGCTTTGCTCATTTGGTATCGCTGTAAAGCTTTCATTGCTTTATCGTTTCCTCCGTTTCTTATCGCACTTTTCGGGCGGGCATCCGCGTGGGAGTCCCGTATCATAGCAATAGCAGCACACGCTGTATCGGTCGCCGCGCGAACCTATTCCGCGCCGGTATATGCAGCCTCGGCAGCTCGCCCGCCGATTTGTCCCCGAAAGCATTATGTAGTACGGCTCTTTAATGCCTGTTGCGCTAAATTTACGTATGTCCATTGCTTTTGCGCTCCTCTCCCTCTATCGTCACCCAGACACTCGGCATTTCCGATGACCACCGCTTACAGATCTTCGCATTCACGATCTGCGCGTCATCTTTATACGCAATGCCGTTCAAGGCATCGCACACGATCTTCATCACGTTGTCCAAGTCCGGTTTTTTCTGCGGGAAAAGTGCGCCGCTCGTCATCAGCATTTGCTTTTGTTTGCCGGCACTCTTCGGGATACTCAAAAACGCTGTAATGATTATATCTATCGGTGCATCGTCGGCGAAGCGCCTACCCTGTGCTTCGGCTAAAAACCGTTGTCTTACAAGCTCCTCATACGCTACGGTTTTATCGGGCGTGTAGCTCATGCTGCGCCCGGATTTCATCCGCACTACGCGCGGGCGGGCTTTTCCCTGCGGCTCTCCCGGTATAATAAATTTGATTTTCATGCGACCTCCTCAACAAAATGGTAAATCATCATCAAAAATATCGCTGTAATCATCTTCCGTTGGTTTCGGTTTTGCAGCAGCCTCTCGCTTTTCGCCCGTGAAAGCGGCACTGCTCACAAGTAACTCAGTCGCCTTCCGCTTGTTGCCGTCCTTGTCCGTATAGTTGCGTGTCTGGAGCTCGCCGTCAAGCGCAATCATCGCGCCTTTGCTAAAATATTTTGTGATAAACTCAGCCGAGTTGCGCCACGCCACACAATCAATAAAATCCGACTGGTACTCGCCGTTAGCGTCCTTAAAGCTGCGTGTTACCGCCACGCAAAACTGGCACACAGCGGTGCCGCTTTGCGTATGACGCAGCTCCAAGTCTCTTGTGATACGCCCCATAATATGTACGCCATTGCTTGCACTCATTTTAAAATCCTCCTAATCTGTAATTACGGGATATATCCCGCTTAATGTTGTTTGTATGCGCCCGGGCCCGCTCGGCAATGCGCGATCCGATCGCATCATCGAGTTGCAGAATCTCTGCCATTGTCAGCTCGGAAGAAATCACGGTCAGCTTGCGCCCGTTGTATCGGTTGTTGATG